GAGAACCCGCCGGTACGAATGCTGAGCGAGTTGCTCGGTGTGCCCGCGACGGCACGCACAGTTGAGCGGATGAGTTACGGCGAGCCGTTGACGACCGGTAGCGGTATGACGGCTAAGCCGCGTGAAGACACAGTTGACGCGGCGCTGACTGTAGCACCCATGGTGGGACCGCTCGGTCGGTACGCTAAGCGCGTGGGCACTAACATGGTGCAGACCGCACCTTACGTTGCCCGAGACATTGTTGAGAGCGCGACCTCACCTCTGAAGTCGTATGCCGTGAAGCCGAAAGGCGGTAACTGGCAACCCGCTACGGGTTCAAGAGACAGCGTTACTATGTCGGTGAACCCTATCAAGCGCAACCCTGAGGTCGTCAGCGGTGACTTGATCAACCAAGCCGCCGGTGAAGACCTCTGGTCTAAAATGGTTGACGACTATGTTTATCAAAACCCTGTCCCATGGCTACGAGAGAACAGACCCGACGTCTTGAACAAGCTCGTAGGCGAGGAAAGAGGCGCGGTCAACAAGTGGCTTGACAGTAAACTTGAGAAGTACATCCGTAATGACATGGGCACGCCCGACGATCCGATTCGGCTTGCGCACGAGGAAGGGTTCTCGCACATTCCTGGTGAAGCGGAAGAACTCGGCATGTGGCTACCTGAAGACGTAGCCGCTATGCGTGTTAAAGCGGGTTACCCCGAAGAAGGGTTCGCCGTCAAGAAACACGCAGATGCGGGTTATCCTGAGGCGATGGAAACTAACTCCCGCAAAGCCGAGATGTGGGAAGCTCTTTCGGACGCCGAGATCACCGCCACCCCTGCGCGGGAATTTCAAGAGCGGTTCCGTATGGCGCGTGAAATGCCCAATTTTGTGAGTAATGGTAAGCAAGAAATTGCGATAGCGAAGCGTAACCCTTGGATTGAAAAGCTCGCCCCAGAGACTCCGATTTACAAGATTGACAGACCTATAGATCTCAATGAGAACCTTGGGTTCGGTCATATGGCTGATGAGATTGAGAACATGCTTGACCCCGCGTCAGGTTTGCCCGCCGCTATGCGCCTGACACCTCAGCAGCTTGATAAGGTGACAGTCAAGCAGATGGTAGAGAAAGTTGACGCAGTCAACAAGTGGCGTGCTGAGGAAGCATCCAAGGCAGAGCGCGGCGACATGATGGGTAACCTGACTGCTAAAGCTCGTCTTGAAATCCCTGATGTCCAGCTGTCGTTCGTCAAAGAATCAGGAATGAAGTGGATCGACATTCCCGCGACAGTTGACCAGTCAGCTATGAAGCTCTGTACGACGATCGGCAAACAAGCCGGTTGGTGTACGCAAGGTGAAGGACTCGCTAAGCGTTACGGCTCAGGCGAAAACCGACTCACGACGTTGATTGATGCCGAAGGTCGTCCGCATGCGCAAGCGATGGTCGGCGAACCTAAAAAATACATTTCTGAGCAAGACACTGCGCCGTTTATGGCGCAAGCCGAGGAAGAAGCTAAAGCGCTTCCTAACGGGTACACAGACAAAGATGTAAACAGAATCGCAATGCGCATGGCTTATGATTCTTCACCTAAAGACATCATTGAGCTGAAGCCGGTTGGTAATGAGTTCAGCAGCGAACGCGCTCGTGAGTACAAAAAGCGTGACCCGCAATACGAAGCAAAGATCACCGACTCGGTGTTGAAGTTCTTGAACGCCGGTGAGTGGGGTAAGGTGAATGACCTGAACCATTACGACATCGTAGACTTAAACAACCCGAACATTGTCAAGTCGGCGCTCAGCGACGTATTAGAATATGACCTGCCGCATGAGCGGATGGACAAGTTTACGGCGGCGACGCACTTCAACCCTGATGCCCCGCGTTTCATGTCTACGCGTCAGTTCCGCGAGTTTGTTGAACCGCCTCCAGCGCCAGCTCCAGTTAAAGAGCAGAAGATGCTGCAAGGTTTCTACCGAGGCTATGCCGGTGAGAACCCTGACACCGCTGAAGTGTTTGCCACGCCGCAGAAGCGCGTCGCCGATTACTACGCACAGAAGCGAGCCGGACAGACCGGTGAAGCACCGCACGCAGAGATGGTTCTAGCGGATCCGTTCGCCGGTAACACTTACGGTCATGCTACGGCGGGTAGCGGCGCTCAGGAGCCGATGTTTACCCGTGCAAAGAAGCTGAAGCCTGAAGATGTCAAGAGCCGTACGCAGCTTTACGCCGAGGGCGGCTCAGTAGCGTACGACCCGTTCCAAGTCGACGAGATTATGAACAGCATCAATGCTCCGCGCAATTACGCGCAGGGCGGTAGCGTGTCAGCGTACGACTCCGGTCGCGTAGATGCGATCGTTAACCAGTTTATGTGAGGTAAGCAATGGCTACTGAAAGATTAGAAGACGACCTGCCTGAAGGCGAGACGGTTCAGCTAGAGGACGTTGACAACGAGGTAGAAGACACCGAAGACGGTGGGGCAATCATTCGTGAGAAGAATGAGACTGACCACGCGACTAAGCTCGCCCACTTTGCCAACATCGTCGACGAGGTCGATCAAGACCTGCTCAAGACCGCCATTAGCGACCTTGTGGAAAAGATCGGCAACGACAAAGAGGCGCGTGAGAAGCGCGACAAGCAGTACGAGGAGGGCTTGCGGCGTACGGGCTTAGGTGACGATGCACCAGGAGGCGCTCAGTTCACCGGAGCAAACAAGGTCGTGCACCCGATGCTCGTTGAAGCGTGCGTAGACTTCTCTGCCCGCTTCATGAAGGAGGTCTTCCCGCCCAATGGTCCCGTAAAGAGCAAGATCCTCGGCGAGAAAGACAAGTCTAAAGTTGAGAAGTCTCAGCGTAAAGCGGACTTCATGAACTGGCAGACGACTGAGCAGATGGTAGAGTTCCGTGGCGAGCTTGAGCAGTTGAGCACGCAGCTCCCGCTCGGCGGCGGTCAGTACATGAAGTTCATGTGGAACCCGTTGCACCGTCGCCCCTGTGCTGAATTCATCGCTATTGATGACGTGTACCTGCCGTTCGCGGCGACCAACTTCTACACCGCCGAGCGTAAGACGCACGTGCAGTACATCACAAAGTTTGAGTACAGCCGTCGCGTCAAGTCGGGTATGTACATTGACGTTGACTTGGGTATGCCGGAAGATCCCGAGTTCAGCAAGTCAACTCAAGCTAACGACAAGATTGAGGGACGCAAAGACCTGAGCTACAACGAAGACGGGCTGCGTACGATCTTTGAAGTTTATACGTATCTTGACTTCGGAGATGGTCCGGAGCCTTATATTCTGAGTATTGACAAGACGACCAACCTCGGCTTAGGCTTGTACCGTAACTGGGAGCCTGATGATGCACGCCAGCTTGAGCTAGATTGGATCGTAGAGTTCCCGTTTGTGCCTTGGCGCGGCGCGTACCCTATCGGTCTGACGCACATGATTGGCGGTCTGAGCGGCGCAGCTACCGGCGCACTCCGCGCCTTGCTCGACTCGGCTCACATTCAGAACGTCCCCACGCTGCTCAAGTTGAAAGGTGGTCCTGGAGGGCAAACCCTCAACGTCCAGCCGACTGAAGTCGTAGAGATGGAAGGTGGGGCGCTCATCGATGACGTGCGCAAGCTGGCAATGCCACTGCCGTTCAACGGTCCCAGCCCCACGCTGTTTCAACTTCTCGGTTTCCTCGTAGACGCCGGTAAGGGTGTGGTGCAAACCTCGTTTGAGAAACTGTCTGACCAGAACCCTAACCAGCCTGTAGGCACAACCATGGCGCTCATTGAGCAGGGTATGGTGGTGTTCTCCTCAATTCACAGCCGGTTGCATGGCTCGATGGCGCGTTGCTTCAAGATTCTGCACCGCATCAACAGCGCGTACCTGACTGTTGAAGACATTGAGGCACAATCGGCAGGTCTTGAGATTGATCCATCTGACTTTGACGGTCCGATGGACATCATTCCTGTCAGCGATCCTGCAATTTTCAGCGAAACCCAGCGTTTTGCGCAAACTCAGGCCATTATGCAGCGTGCCACGGCTATGCCGCAGCTGTATGACGCACGCAAAGTGGAGGAAATGTTCCTCCGCAACATGAAAGTGCCTGAAAATGAGGTGTTGAACCCGAAACCAGGAAGCGAAGACATGGATCCGGTGAGCGAGAACGTCGCAGCCGCCATGGGACGCCCAATTTACGTGCTTCCGTCGCAAGATCACATGGCGCACTTGATGACGCACATCCCGTTCTTGAAGTCGCCGCTGTTCGGGTCAAACCCCGCCATTGCAAAGACGTTTTTGTACCCGATTGCGACGCATTTGCGTGATCACCTGCTCAATTACTACCTTGTCGAAGCGCACAACGCCGTTGACAAGGCGCAGCGTGAGGAGTTGATCCCTGAAGAAGCCGAAGATCAGGTCAAAGTCATCTTGGAAGTGCAGAAGTTCATCGAGAATCAACTCGGCAGCTTTGCGCAGGAGTTGGCACAGCTGGATCAAGCCGCTCAGCAGTTCAAGCCCCAGCCACCCATGCCACCTGACCGAGCTATGGAAGTTGCACAGCTCAACGCACAAGTCCAAGGGCAAGCGCTACAGCAGCGTATGCAAGTTGATCAAGCTAAATTGCAAATCGAGCAGCAGAAGATGCAGTCGCAGCAACAGCTTGAAGCGTCTAAACTGGCGGCTGATCAGCAAGCTAACTTTGAGAAGCTGCAAGCCGAGCAGATGAAACAAGAAGCCGAAAACCAGCGCACCGCCGCCGACCTTGAGACTCGCGAGCGCATGAACACGGCTGACAACGATACTGCGAAACTCCTAGCCGCTGCCGAAATGGCCACGGGCGAGAAGGTCGCGTATAGCACCGGAACCGGAATTAACCCTAACCCTTGAGGAGAACATTATGAGCGATAAACCTACTCCTGGCACAGTCCCTATGACTGGCGCATTTGTGAAACAGAAACACCGCCTAGCGGCGGGCGAGAAGCTGAACGGACAAACCCTGCCCGCTGCGCCTTCCACGCCTAAGACTCCTGCATGAACATTGAGTCGCAACTTCTGAATCGTCTGAAGGCAGAACAGCAGTCCTTTGCTGTTGACGCCTTGAGACGACCCCAGACGCGTGATACTTTCGAGTACGGGTATCGCGTGGGAATGGTTGCCGGTTATGAGGCGGCAATCAACGTACTATTGAACCTTCTAGACGAGGAGAAAAATTTTGACAATGACTTATGAGGACGCAATGGAAGAGGCTTTCCCAGCAGTAGATGCTGGAATTCAGCCTTTCGGCAGCCGTGTTCTGATTCAGATTCGCACACCGAAAAAGAAATCCGCTGGGGGTATCATCATCGATATTCACGGATCTAATGAAACCGAGAAGTGGAACACTCAGATTGGCAAAGTGGTTGCCTTGGGTCCGCTGGCTTTCAAGAACCGCGACACGATGAAGCCGTGGCCAGAGGGAGATTGGTGCAAAGCCGGTGAACACGTTCGCGTGGCTAAGTATGGCGGTGATCGCTGGGAAGTCAAGATTCCTGGCAAAGACGACTCTGCAATGTTTGTAATTTTCAACGACTTGGATATCATCGGGCAGGTAACTGGCGACCCGTTAGCAATCCGAGCATTCATCTGAAAGGAGATGATTTATGGCTAATGTAATGAAAGAAGATGACGAAAAAGGCGGTGGTGAAGAGATCATCATCGTAGAAGACAAAAACGACTTGAGCGACCCCGACGAGGTCGAGGATCAAGACGAAGGCGACGAACGAACCGCGTCCACCGCCGCTGAAGACGACGGCAATGACGACGAACGAGACGCTATCCGTGAGCGGCGTCGTCTTGAGAAAATTGAGCGTAAGGATCGCCGTGATCAAGCTATCAAGCGCGATAAGCTCGAGCTAGACTTCCTGCGTAAGCGTAACGATGACCTTGAGCGCCGCGTAACGGCTCAGGAGCAACGAGCGCATCAAGTGGACTTGGGCACGTATGATGCTCAGATTGCCGGTGCGGCTAAGGAAGCCGAAATGGCGGAGCGCGTCATTGCTAAGGCGGTTGAGGCGGGTAACGGTAAAGACGTGGCTCAGGCTATGCGCTATCGCGACCAAGCAATGCAGAAAGTGCAGCAACTCCAGTTTGCCAAGCAGCAAGCCGCCCAGCAGCGCCCACAGGGTCAGCAGCTTGACGACATGACGATGCATTACGCTAACGAGTTCATCAAAGATAATCCATGGTACGACTCTCAAGGTCGTGACGAGGATTCAGCAATTGTCATCGCTATTGACCAATCATTGGCCAAAGACGGTTACAATCCACAGTCAGAGGAATACTGGGATGAATTGCGTAAGCGTGCGGCTCGCCGCTTGCCCGAGAAATTCAAGAACGGACGCCAAACTACTCGAGAGACGCGTGAAGAACGCACCCCTCGCGGTGGTCCCGCAGTAGGTTCCGGACGTGAGCACGCACCGGCGTCAACACGTAAGGAGATTTACCTCAGTCCCGAGCGCAAGCAGGCACTGATTGACGCAGGAGTGTGGGATGACCCCGTGCTGCGTATGAAGTACGCTAAGCGTTATTCCGAGTACGATCGCGCTAACAAGGCGTGAATCACTTGAATGACTTGCCTTTTTATTTTTATCACCCTATAATTGGTTTCAATCGCTGAAAGGAGCGAGTATTATGACAGACGAACGCTTGAAGAAATCCGCAGGAGAAGGTCGTGAAAGCCGTGCGATGTTAGATCGTACAGTCACTCAAAACCGAGAGGTTACCGAAGATGAGCGGGTTGAAATGTTCCGTCAGCAGTTTTTTCAGTCCTCATTACCGGACTTACCGAAACTCTCCGGCTGGCATTGTTGCTGGCTGACCACGACTAACCCTCGTGACTCGATCCACATGCGGATCCGCTTAGGCTACGAGCCTTTGAAGCCAGAAGACGTTCCTGGCTGGGATTACGCGACCCTTAAAACGGGTGACTGGGCTGGGCTTATTGGGGTGAATGAGATGTTGGCTTTTAAGCTGCCTATTTCTCTTTACGAGAAATACATGAAGGAGGCGCATCACGATGCACCTTTGCGTGAAGAAGAGAAACTCAGCGACACCGCCGAGTTCCTCGAGCAGCAAGCGCGTTCATCTAAGTCGCGACTGACCATGGGAGACGGCAATATGGAAATAGGGCAACAGCGGGAAGCTCAGTTTGATCTTTCCTGACGCAACTTTTTAATCCATTTAGGAGCAACTATGTCTTCGATAAGTGCACCATTTGGCTTCCGTGCGTCTTACCACAACAGTGGTCAGATGCGCCCCAAAGCCTATGTAATCGCGAGCACCTACGCAGCCAACATCTTTAGCGGCGATCCCGTTAAGTTGACTGACGCAGGTGTAATTCAACTCGGCACGTCTGACGGTACTCGTTCAGGCACAGTCGATGGTATCTCCCTGTTGGGCATCTTTGCAGGTGTTCAATATCTAGACGCCACCGGCAAACCTACAATCTCTCCTTTCTGGCCTTCTGGCACGACCGGTACTGAGATTACTGCGTGGGTTTATGACGACCCTGAAACGCTGTTTGATGTTCAATACAACAACCCTTCTGCTGGCACAACCATTCAAACGGCTGTCGGCGAAGAGTGTGATTGGACAGTCGCCTCTCCTGGTGGCTCAACATCAACAGGTTTGTCAAACACTTACCTCACCGCCATCCAAGCCACTTCTGGTCAATTCCAGATCACCGGCTTAGGATATGAGATCAACGATTCCCTCACTGACGCGTATGCCGTTGTGACTGTTCGCATCAACGAACACCACTACAAAGCCGCAGTGAACTCAGTATAAGGAGGGCTAAAACATGGCTACCCCAATGCGTAGTACGGACTTTAGATCCGTAGTTGAGCCTATCCTCAACGAAGTGTTCGACGGTGTTTATGACCAACGAGCTGACGAGTGGAAGATGGTCTTCCGCGAGCAAAAAGGCATCCCTCGCAACTACCATGAAGAACCCGTTCTTTATGGTTTTGGCGCAGCGCCTGAACTGCCCGACGGTATGGCTGTTACTTACCAATCTGGCGGCGTGTTGTTCTTGCAGCGTTACCTCTACAAAGTCTATGGCCTTGCTTTCAGCTTGACCAAAGTCCTCGTAGAAGACGGCGACCACATCCGTATCGGTCAGACCTACGCCAAGCACTTGGCGCAGTCTTTGATTGAGACTAAGGAAACCCTCTCTGCTAACATCTTGAATCGTGCCTTCAACGGCGCGTATGTTGGTGGTGACGGTGTGGCGTTGGTTGCAACAAACCACCCCATCGTTAACGGCACGTTCAGCAATCAGCTGAGCACACCCGCTAACTTGTCACAAACCTCTCTTGAGCAGATGCTGATTCAGATCCGCAACGCCGTTGACAACAACGGTAAGCGTATCCGTTTGACACCTAAGAAGATCGTTTCCGGTCCTTCCAACGTGTTCCAAGCTGAAGTCCTCTTGAAGAGCGTCTTGCGCACCGGCACAGCCGACAACGACATCAACCCAGTTAAGTCCATGGGCTTGCTGGCTGATGGCCAAGCTAACTTGTCTCGTATCACTTCATCTACCGCATGGTGGGTGCAGACCGACGCGCCAGAAGGCTTGAAGTTGTTGATGCGTCGCGGCTTAGAAAAGTCTATGGAAGGTGACTTCGAGACTGACTCTATGCGCTACAAGGCGACTGAGCGTTACACAGTGGGTTGGACTGACCCACGTGGCGTGTACGGTACAGCTGGCGTATAAAAAGACGGGGGACTTCGGTCCCCCTCTTTTTCTGGGTTTCCCCGAAGTGTCTGACAGTCCCAGCTGACGTCATGCAGACAGGCGCTTCACTTTTATACTCGCATGAGAGGAATTTAAAATGGCTTCTACTACCTTCTCCGGACCAGTAACGTCCACAAATGGCTTTATTGGTAACTTGACCGGTAACGTAACCGGTTCAATCACAGGCTTAGCGTCTGTAACAACTCTGGCAGCAGCTTCAACTTTGACAGCCGCTCAGTCAGGTACAACATTTTTCTTGAGTTCAGCTACCGAGTTTGTGACCACCCTACCTGCACCTGCGGCTGGCGTGACTTACACGTTCATCGTGGGAGCCGCACCTTCTGGCGCGAGCTACACTGTCGTAACTAACGCAAGCGCAAACATCATCAAAGGTCAAGCGTACCCCGCTTCTGGCGCGGCTGGTGATACCGGTACAGCAGATGACACTATCTCTTTTGTGGATGCTCAAGCCGTTGCTGGCGACCGAGTTGTCCTGATTAGCGATGGGACTTCTTGGTTTGCTTACGCTTTCTGCGCAGTTGCAGCTGGCGTTACGTTTACTCAAGCGTCTTAATATTCATCGGGGGTTCGCCCCCGATTTTTAACTTAACGCTTAGGAGATAAATATGGCTGATGCAGTAACGTCGCAGACGATCCTTGACGGTGAACGACTGTTCATCGCCAAATTTACAAATATTTCTGACGGCACGGGTGAAACCGCTGTCACCAAAATTGACGTAGCAACGCTCGCTCCAAATTCTTTTAATTTGGCTTGCAATGGTGTCAAGATCAACAAAATTTACGGAACAACGCATGGTATGGAAGTCCGCATCCTCTGGGACGCTACGACTGACCAGTTTGCTTGGCAGATTCCGCAAAACTCAAATTACTTGATGGACTTCTCGTCTTTTGGCGGTATTCCTAACAACGCCGGTGCTGGTAAAACCGGTAACCTGTTGTTTAGCACCGCAGACGCATCTTCAGGTGACATGTACAGTGTTGTACTTGAATGTCTCAAGACTTACGCCACCACAAATTAAGGGGACGAACATGACAGTCGGAAAAGTTAAAGATTTTAATTTCTCATCAGCCGGTAAAACTGTCGGCTACTGCGGAGGCGGTATGGCTAAAGGTTACGCCAAGGGTGGTAAGGTCATGGAGAAAGCCACGGGTGAGAGCTACCCTAGCCGCCGCGCTATGGAGAAGCACGAATCCATGGAGACCCCCCGCATGCAGCGTAAAGAGGTAATCCAGCGTGAAACTGTGAAAGCGCCAGCCGCTCCGCAGGGTATGCTGAGGAATCGTGGTGCGCTGGGCGTTTTAGCCAATAAAAATCCTGGCGAAACCGCAATGAACACCGCGCCTAACCTTCCTGGCAAGATGATGCTGAAAAAAGGCGGCGAGGTGAAAAAGCCTTACGCTATGGGTGGCGTAGCCAAACATGTTAAACCTATGAAGCCTACTTCTACGGAAGATAAAATGATGGGTAAGTCGCCTGAGAACTACAGTTCCGTAACCGGAGCTGGCGGTGGTAGCAAACCGATTGACATGTATGAATCGGCTGCTTTTAAGAAGGGCGGTTCCGCCATGTCTAAGGGTGGCAAAATGGGTAAGAGTAATTGCTAATTCCCTTTGCTTTTTAGCAGGGTTGAATTATAATTTTGTCAATATCGGGCGTGCTAGGACAGCAGCCATCTGACTACAAAATGGGGTTAGTATGGCATATTCCGGCACAGTGAGCACAACGACGTTTAACGCGCTGAAGGTGGTAGACCACGCCTTCAGACGTTGTCGTTTGCCCGCTCAGGCTATCACAGCCGAAATGCAGACCTATGCTCTAGAGTCTCTGTATTTGTTCCTGTCTGAGTTAGCTAGTATCAAAACACCTAGCTGGTGCATTGAGAAGATGATCCTACCGATGTACCAGAATCAACCTATCGTGACGTTGCCCGTAGGTACGGTCGAGGTTCTCAACCTGAACTACCGCACGCTTCAGCCGGTCACCGGCGCGAACACAGTTTTCGGTAATCTGTATCAAGTCAACTTCACTACCGCTACCGTCGTAGATACGGTCGGTATCGAGTGGTCGGGCGCGTCTACGCCGGTCAACTTTCAAGTGAGCACAAACGGCTCGGTCTGGGTGACAGTAGGTTCTTCTAGCGCCGTAGCTGTTGCCGGTGAGATCACGTGGACTGACATTTCTGGCGCTCTGCCGTATCAGTACTTCCGTATTTACACGCAAGACCCTAACGCAACTTTGAACTACGCGGTGGTGAGCCTAGGTAACATGCCTCAGGAGATCCCGCTCGGTCAGTTGAACCGCGACAGTTACGTCAACCAGAGCAACAAAGTGTTTCCTGGTCGTCCTAGCAATTACTATTTTCAGCGTGACTTGCCTGAGCCGGTGGTTTACCTTTGGCCAGCGCCGTTCATTGCCGCTGAACAGGCTCAGTTGGTCCTCTGGCGGCATCGTCAGATAATGGACACTGCGAACCTTCAACAAGACGTAGAAGTCCCTCAGCGCTGGCTTAACGCAATCGTTGATAACTTGTCAGCTGAGGTCGCCGCTGAGACGCCACAAGTTGACCCCCAACTCATCCCTGTACTTGAGCAGAAAGCTGCTGCGAGCCTGCAACGGGCGTGGGACGGTGACAATGACGGTTCGCCTATTCAAATTAATCCTGGTATCGGGGTTTACACAAGATGAGCGTCTTTCTTGACCCGAGTGGACAACCGACTTATGGTATTGCCATTTGCGGTCGTTGCTCGCGTAAGATGCTGCTTTCTGAGTTGGCTCCCGATCCGAACTATCCTGGTCTGATGGTGTGTGAGGAAGACCGCGACGAGTACGACCCGTACCGCCTTGCGCCGCGTCGTCCTGATCAAATCGTCCTCCCGTTCAATCGTCCGGACACCCCGATCAACACTCACCCTGCTGGTGTCATTCAAGAAGCCGGTGATGAGTTCTTCGTTACCGAAGACGGTAATGGCTATCTGGAGTTCTAAATGTCTGATGTCCCAAGTAATCTAATACCCACGCGAATTACGCAGTTACCCGTTGCCCCTGTGGCGAGCGAGAACAGCCTGATGATGATCGTTTATCAGGGTAACAATTATCAAATCCGCGTAGGCGATTTATTGAGCGTAGCGGGTGTTCCTACTACGACGCAAGTGATTGCCGGCACGGGTATGACCGGAGGCGGTCAGCTGACGGGTAATGTGACTCTGAGCGTGGCTCCTAAAGGAATTAACGGCACGCTGTTGTCTGACACCGGCGTTACGTCTGGCGTGTACGGTAACGCTACAAACATTCCTGTGTTCACTGTTGACAGCACCGGACGCGTGACCGCAGCTACGACTGTTCCGGCTACGGGCGGTAGCGGAAGTTATGTCCCCACAACGACAGAAGTCATCGCAGGTAACGGATTGACCGGCGGCGGGGCTTTGAGCGGTAACGTCACGTTAACGGCTAATTTCAGCTCCGCATTGCCACAGGCGGGTTTTCAAACCGGTTCGGCGGGCGTAGCAAACACGCTGTCTCGCGGCGACCACAAACACCCTGCGGTTGACCTTTCCGCTGATGATCAAGTAGACAACATCCTCGGACTCAACAACGGCGGTACGGCTCGTAGCCTAGTGATGCAGCCAGGAGCAGTCATCTGGTCAGGCGCTGATGGCTTGTACGTTGGTCCCGCCGGTGTTGCCGGACAAGTCTTGCTTTCAGGTGGTACCAGCCAATACACTTGGTCTAATCAAAGCGGTCTCAATGTAGGTCAGGCTACCAACATCAACGGCGGCGCGGCTAATCAGGTTCTCTATCAAACTAGCGCTGGTACCACAGGCTTTGTACCCGCTCCGACGAGCGCTAACACAATTTTGTACTGGAACGGTACTAACCTCGTTTGGGGTTCAGTGCCAGGAACCGGCACAGTTACCTCAGTCGGTTTAGCTTTACCCGCTACGGACTTTGCTGTTTCAGGTTCGCCTGTGACCGGTAGCGGCACGTTGACCGGCGCATGGTTAGCTCAACCGGCTAATCGAATATTGTCCGGACCAACGGCGGGAGCTGACGCAACTCCGGCTTTCAGAACGCTGACAAATCAAGATATTCCGTCTTCTCTGTCAGGTAAAACGATTGCGACGAGCGCGATTGATAGCACAACTATTGGCGCTACAACGGCTTCCACCGTGGTCGGAACAACGATAACAGCGAACGCACAATTTATCGGTCCAGGAACGGGTCTGACCGGAACAGCCGCGTCATTGTCTATCGGGGGTAACGCAGCTACGGCTACGACGGCAACTACAGCAACTAGCGCCACAACGGCGACGACAGCTACCACCGCAACCAATATCGCTGGTGGCGCAACCGGTTCAGTGCCGTACAACTCAGCTTCAGGCACTACGACTTTTTTAGGTTTAGGCGTAACTAATTACGTTTTAACGGCTGGTGCTTCTGCCCCGCAATACGTAGCTCAATCTACACTT